AAGAATCGTAAACCAAAATATGGTTTAATAAAATCTGGTTCTGCTTGAGGATCTGAACATTGGACTTCTTCTGGGTTAGGGTGGAAACGTTTAAAGTTAGTAATTACCTCATCAAACAATTCCATTGCCTTTTCTTCTCCACAATACTTAGACATATGTCCCCCAATTGCTGTGTGGTAAGTTAATTTACCATCACTCCAACCACCAGCACCAAGGAAGCCTGTCATTACTTCTTCGGGTTTCCTTTCATATGGGGATTTTCCCATATCAATAATTGTGATGTTTTCACCAGGATAGCCATTGTCTACGAGTTTGGTAGCTGCGTTTACACCTGCTACACCTGCTCCTACAATTACTAGTTTTTCTGCCATTTAGTTTTATTTTTAACTTGTTAAATATACGAAAAAAAAGTGACGTCTCCAAGTTTTGGTGACGCCACAGCTGTCTTAATTTTAATTTTTTAGCGACTAGGCTATGAATCTAGTCTAAATGTATTTTAAGTAATAGGTTACCTGTACCTTTAATTACTCTATGCCATTGATGGCGAGGTATAAATATATGTTCATTTAATGAAGTCGGCAAATTATTATCAAGTTGAATAGCCCAATCTGTTTCTCCTAAAATTTCGATTGTTCTATCTTCATCGTCCCTATGCCACATTAACTCTATAGGGTCAATGTTTTGAGAAAATTCTCGGATAATGTATTTGTTATTGATCTCTAGATCAACGTAAGGTCTACCAGAATCCGCTGAAGGAAGATTTGAGTCCGAGTAATTTTGCATAACGTGGTAATCTACAGCTCCAGTATGAAGCTTTTGTTTTATCTTTTTTCTGTGAGCACTTATGACGTTTAGCAAATGCGTTTCTTGCTTTTTTATCGTTGATTTTTGCTCTTAAACCACCCGAACCAAAGCGTACAGTTTTAATGTTTCCTGTTTTAGGGTCTTTAACATATACTTTATATGCTTTACCACCTGAGGAGTCACGCATTGGTTTATTTAATTTAGGACCTTTTTTCTTTTTCTTTTTAGCTTCATTTAATAAAAATCCTCTTAAATATACTGTTATCCCTCCACCCATGTTAGGTGTAGCTTGAGCCTTTGGCATTTTATCTCGAAATGTTCTTATAATTTTTTCTTTATGAACATCTTTCATATCAAATAAAGTACCATCAGGATTATATCCTTCAGGGTGAATTATAATTTTATCACCTTCAAGTTTATATGTGTAATCAAATTCAAAATCAAACCCAAATAAATCTTTCATAATTCTACCTGCTCTAGCTTTATTATATTCAAAAGCAGCTTCGTCTTCATTTATCATAGGAAAATCTAAAGGCACTTTTTTACCCTCAAACATACCAAAATGGCCTAAATCAGTTTCGGTTAAAACTTCCAAATCATCGCCTTGCACCTCCAATATACCTCTGCTGTATAAAGCGCGGGCTTCAGCCCATAAATTAAAATAACTTTGTGAGCCAGCACGGTACACGTGCTCTGTAAGAGGCATGTTGTTATCCATGTGATATTTTAAACCCTCAGATAAAATTTCTTTAGGAGCAATGCTTTCGTTTAACATTACAGCTTTTTTAGTTTCGCAAGTATTACATCCACAATCGCACATACTATTTCATTATTTCGTTATAAGATAATTCTATTTTATCTCCTGTTAAACTACCATTTTTATATAATAGATTCTCGGGTTGTACTGTAGCTCTTAAACCACCAGTAGCTTTACGTGTTGAATCGTGTCTAATGTTAAGGACTGGTTCTAGGTTAAATTCTTCAACATCATCTATATCCTCTATAATTTTAGATACTTCTATTTTTATTGTATCTCCTTCTTCAGTAAAGTCCCTAGGAGTATAAGTTCTATATACTACAACAGCATTATCTGAACCGAATATAATAGATTGTTCGTCTTTAGATGGTAAATCCGTTACAATTACACCTGTTACTTTTCTATCAGTTTTTTCATTATACATTATATTAATGCCTTCTTTAACATTACCTAATCTATCTTTAAAAGGTCTAAATGTTAATTCAGGGGCAAAATCCCCATTTTTTATTTTTTCTGATAGTTTATTTACTACATCTTTATATCGAGTATCTGAGCTTTCCCAAAATCCAGCATTATCTTTTTTAATAGAAATAGGATAATCTTTATCTCCAATTAAAACAACATCTGCTTTTTTACCTCCAGCTACATCATATCCTACATCTTTAACATCTTTGATAGCTCTAGTAGCATAATTTTTATTTTGACCTATAAATACTACATTTTTAGGACCGTCTTCAAGGTATTTTTTTAATTCATTAGATAATATATCCTCGTTTTCAGTACCAGCTGAAGCTCTACCTTGTGCTCCTGAAGGTTTTAGGAGGTAAGTAGCACCTTTATATAATACAGCACCCATAGAAGAACCTTTAGCATTAGGATCAAATGTAAATCCTTCTATAGCGTCCATCTTTTGAGCATAATCAAAACGTTCTGCTCTAGGAACTAATACTTTATATCTAGTACCAGATACTTTTTTAAAGTCTTCGTCTTTAAAGTCAAATTCTCTTTTAAGAATTTCAATTCCTTCTTCGGCATCAGTAACTTCACTAAGGATATTATTAACCATCTCCATTAACATTTCCATGTCTTTGGGATTGTTTACATCAGGGTAACCTTTATCGAATTTATAAGCTACTCTATTTAAAAATCTATCTAGGACATCCATTATTCTCCTTCTTTACGCTCTTGCCACTCATAAGATACTTTATCTGTATCAATAGGACCACCTGAAGCCCAAGTATAGCAAGTTCTTTCACTATGACATTTAAAACTATGCATCCAACAGTAACCTAAATATCCATCATTTTGTACAGAACCAGGCATACATTCTAACATTCTTTCAGAAATATCAAATGCAACACAGTTTTTACATTTAGATTGTTTGGCTACATCTACTGTTGTGTTCCAATGTTCTGCTGCTCTTTCCCAATATTCCTCATCATTTAGGTTTAAAGGACCGTATTGGATATAGTCGGCTTCAATAGCAGAATTTCGGTTTTTAGTATTTAATTCTAAATCTTGAGTAGGAAGAGGGCAAGCCATCATTGCTTCTAATAGCTTACCTTCTTTTAAATATTCTAAGAGATTAAAGTTATCCATTATACTTCTACGTCTGCTGTTGTTTCTGTTTCAGCTCCACCACCACCTTCTCCACCTGGGAAGTCACCTCCTCCACTAGTTTCGAATGAGGCTGCATCTTGTTCTTCACCTGCTTGGAATTGACCATAACGCAGTACACGAGCAATTGCTTTAGTAGCTGCTTTTTTTTCGTTTAAATTTAAAAGGTAGTATTTTTTACCTTCTACCTCCGCTATAAAAGTTCTAGGGGTAAATACTAGGTAAAAATTTTCGTTATTTTTTAAATTAATACGAAATGTAGTAGGTTTAGGAGCAACCCAATCAATTGAAGCTAAGAATAAATCAAATTGAGGGCCCAATAAATCAACTATAACCTGTTTTAGTTCTGGGAACTTGGTTAGTTCATCGTATTCTACAGCTGCAATTTCGGATTGTTGTTTTTCTCCGTAGACTTGCTTAGCTAAGGATTTGATTTTTTCTCTTAGTTCGGCTGCTGTCATTATTTAGATTTTAACTGTTTTGCTAATTTTTTTGCAATACCTTCAAAGATATCTGTTTTATAAGGACGAGATGATTCTCTATCTACTACCATTTTAAGTAAATCTTTTGCTCTACCTTTAGCATCAATTAAACGATTATAAGCTCTATCTAAATTATTTTGAGCTAATTCGCGTTTAGCACCATCTATATCATCATGAAATACATCATCACCTACAATATTATACATAGATTTATCATGCATATCCATAAGATCCATTAATTCTTGAGGATCTTTAATATCTAAAGCTATATCTAAAATACCTATGATATTTTTAATTTCTTTAGCTGAGCCTAAAGACCAAACACCTTCGTTTAACTTATGTCCTCTAGTTATGTTTTTCCAATTAGAATAATCATAATCATCCCAAGGTTCAAGATCACCAAAAACAGGTTTATTAGCTAAATAGTGATTCTCTTGACCTGTTGATTGAAAGAAAGCATCTACCTCTTCTTGTGAAGGCATTTGTATACTCCCATCATATTTAGGTCTGTAAACTTTTTTAACAGCTTTTTGATAAGCTGTCATAGATTCATCATCAAACTCATTGATTACATCTTCTTCAGCAGCAACATCTACCATAGCATCAATTTGAGGTTCTTTAATCTCAAAATCTAAATAATGTTTTGCACCTACTAAAGCATCTTTTGCTTTGATTACTTTTGACTGCCACCAGTGTGGGAAATCTACTTCACCTTCACCTTCAAAACCATCTACCATTTGATAAAGCTCCATAGCGTATTTTCCAATACGGTAAAGGTCAGCTTTGAGCATGTGTGGTTCGTTGTCTTGGTGGCCTAGGTCTAGATCTTCATTTAAATCTTCGTCTTCGTATGAATCTTCATCATTTTCGATTTCATCTACAATTGAGGCTAGTGTAGTATCGTATGGATTAGAACTTTCTACAAAGTCAAATGCACCATAAGCTTCTGCTTGGCGTAGATATCTTGGGAAATAAGATTCAATAATGTTTCTTGCTTCTTCACCTAAAGATCCAGCTTGGTCAAGAATTCCTCTTAATTCGTTTAAACCAGCTTCTTTACTTTCAGTTAATTGACCTTCTTTTAAATCACCTATTTCTTTAGCTGCTCTAATAAGGTCGTTTTTGGCTTCATCGTTGCTAACACCTCTATACTTAGCTATTCTTTTAATAGCGGACATAGCGATACGTTTTTCTTCAGTTGAAGCACCTTCTTCTAAACTTATATTTTTATCTAAAATATTTCTCCTAAACCACCCTTTTAATTTTAAACCTAAAGCATATGAATCATCATCATTTAAAGCACGAGATTCTTTTTTAAGTAAATCGAGAATACGATTATAAGCATCCATTATTTCAACAGCGCCTTCTTCTAGACCAATATTTTCATCTAATCTTGCTTCAAGTTTACCTCTTTTAGCGATTAGTGATTGGATTTGATCTTCAATACTACTCAGTTCAGCTCCATATCTGTCAGCGATTGGACCACCTTCTGGTTCAGCTTCTTGCTCCATGTCAATCAACGTCTGTTTTTTATCCGAGTGTAGACCCTTTAGTTCTTGGTTAATGTCCAATATTGCATCTTCAACCTTTTCTCTCTGTTTACCATAAAGAGGTCTGCGTTTTGGCTTTGCTGCCTCTTTTTCACGCTTCATTTTATCAGTTCTTAAACGCATAGCAACTGGATCGTTTATGTCCATTTCGTTGGTCATTGCTTTTTCAATAGCTGCTCCTCTTTTTTTCTCGTAGTCCGAGAGTTTACCGTCTTTATTTAAGTCAGCTTTTTTTGGGTTTTGAAGAGCATCTTTTACTAGCTCTTTGATTTTATTTTGATCCATACTTTCGGCTTGTTTTTTAGCTAATTTAGTAGCGCGACCATACATTACTGCTTCCGCATCTTTACCATAACGTTTAACAAGCTCACGCTTGTTTTTTTTCATATCCTTTACGATATCTTCGCGCTTATTAAGTTCTGCTTTGGTAAGTTTGCGTTCGTTGAGCATGTTTTATTTTTTATCTTCAGCAACTGATGCTTTACGATATTCTGTTACGAGTTTTTTAATCTCACCTAAAGCTTTACGAGCACGTCCGTGTGCTGCTTTAGATTTACCAGCATGCTCCATGCTGAAAGTTTCGTATAATGCGTCTAGTTTTTCTTTTAATTCTTGTGTGTTCATATCTTTTATTTTATAATACCTGCAATTCTTTGCATGTGTTTTGTTTCTTGTAACATTTCTTCTTTGCTAATAGTTTCTTTAACTATTTGGGAACGGGTAAAGAATGTAATAGTGTTACCAATTTGGTCTACTAATTTTTCATCGCCTAAAGCACGAGCAGCCTCTAGAGCAGCCTCTAAACTATCGTCAACTACTTTTTTATCACCAGTTAAACCAACTTCACCTCTATCTTCCATATCCATGTCCATGTCTACTTCTTCATCTTGGTCTATCTCTACGTCTATTTCTTTGTCTTCAACTTCTTCTTCTTTATCTTTTTTTTCTTCTCTAATAGATAAAGAATCTAGAGCATCCATTGTACCTTCAAATCCTGGAATATCATCTACTGGACCATCCATTTCTGATTTAGCCGCTGATTTTACATCTTCTATTGCCGAAAGTAAATCATCATTTAAGTATAATTCAGCATGATATTCTTCTACTAAACCATCAAGTGCATTTAAAAATGCTTCTATACGTGAGGGTTTATTAGTATCAAATTCTGATGTCTCAGCTAACATAGCTGCTTTGATCATTTCTTTTAATTCGGATTTTTTCATTTTATTTGGTTTAATTTCTTCTTCACCTTCTTGCATATAATCGTCCATTTCTCTTCTGCGTTCCATATAGTCGGTTTTTTCACCATCAGCCATGCCCATTTCAGCTCTTGATTCAGCAGCTGATAGCATTCTAAAGTTACCCATGTTATCGATAATAGCTACTAAACCACCTTTTTCACTATTTCTAATTTCGTATCCGTCTTCAGTTGGTTTGATTCTAAACATACCACCCCAACCTTCACCGGTACCATACTTAGCGTCTCTTTCTGGTGTTTGTTCTGTTGCTTCTGTATCTAATTCGAATGACATTCCATCTATATCACCTACGGTGTGGGTCATGTAAGTTGAAAATCTATCACCTTCAGCATCTTCTTTAGTGAATTCATCAGCTATCATTTGAGCTATATCTACTACATCTTGTGGAGACATAGCTTCGTGTAATTTACCTTCTGTAAGGAATTTTGTTAAGTCGAAATTTTCCATTATAATATGTTATATGTGATAAATATTGTTATTTTTTGGACTGATACGTTCCTTTTTTATAAGACGCTTTCTTCGTATTTTTTACAAACTGTTTTCCTTTCTTACCACCCGCTTTTTTCTTACGAGCTGAGGCTGCTCTTTCTGCTTTGGTTAAAGATTGTGCTTTTTTCTTTGGTAGACAACGAGAAGGATTTTTCTTGTTCTTCATAGTACCACAAGGACCGGTAATATTACCAGCCGTATCTATTCGAACCCAGTTTTCCTTTTTAAACCAGTCGCGTAGTGATTCGTCTATGATTTCCTTTACTCTGTCGCGTGTCATCCTTTCATTTGACCTTTACATACTTTAACGGCACGACCTGAAAGATAGGCAGATGATTTTTCACCTGCTGCTTTTCTTTTTTTAATATAGGCTTTACCTTTGGCACAAAGTTCTTCGTTTAATTGTTTCCCTAAAAGTACAGTTTCGATAATCTCATCGATTAAACCACTATCGTTAAATTGTTTAAGATTGAGTGTTTTAGATTTACCGTCTTCGTCTTTTAAAGTAAGTACAGCTTCATCAGAATCTACTACTTTGTAATCGGTACCTTTATAGTTTACTGTTTTACCTTTTAATTTAGCAAATACTTCTTTTGAGATTTTTTCACCGTGGCTTTTTTTAGGTTTAGCCTCGTCTACTTTGTATTTGTAATCGCTGTATAATTCATCGTAGTTAACTTCTTCCTCTTCATAATCAGATAATGCTTCGCCCATTTTTTGTTCACTAGCAATAATAGTTGCTTTACCTGATGAAATCATCATGTCAAACCATCCTTTAGGGTGATGTCCTTTTTCACGACCATCTTTATAATCATACCCATCACCTTTTGGTCCAAGTATGTAAATTTCACGGCCGTTTTTAAATTTAATTACATCTCCTTTTTTTAATTCTTTAATTACTTCTTTAACAACGTGTTTATCTAAGAGATGTTTTAAATCTACTTTAAATTCAGTTTTATCATCCACAGTAATATCACCTTCTTTAACTGCTCTTTTAATCATGTCTTTTACTTTTTTAAGACTTGAATTACGTGATTTTTTAGTATATTTTTCTTTAGATGGGTGGTAATCGAGGCCTGTGTTGTATTCGTTTACTGATTCTTCAAAGTAATCTTTAGCACCACCATTTACTCTACGAATATCACTATATTCTCTTCTTGATAAATTTGATGAATCACCTGCTATAAAAATATCGTTACGACCATATCCTAAAGCATCAACTGCATTAGAAAGGTCACGAAGCATATCATCAGGGGCATTCATACCGGTAATAATTTCAATTTCGTTGAATTTAGGAACAAGTAATACAGTTACAGGATGTCCTGTTCGTTCTACTGCTTGTACTATTTTAGCAAAATCTTCAATATCTAATTGATTACCTTCTTCTAAAATTTTACCTGTGTTATCTTCTAATCTAATCTTAGCATTTGGATATTTTTTAGCCATTACACTATGAGCAGCTGGGGCTTCTTGTGGAGTGTTTACTTTCTCTTGGGCTACTACTTTGCCATTTTCAATAGCAACTAAAGTAGCAGGATAGCTACCTTTTTTTGCTTTTTTGAGCATTTGAGATTTAGTAACTTCTTCTAAACCGCGTTCACGACGTAATGTTTCTTTATCGTGATCCATTTGGTCTTTAGTCATTTGAGCTAAAAATGCTGCTTTAGGGTTTTCTGGTAGTGTATCGATTTCACCACTTTTTACTTTGGCAAGATAATATGCTTTAGCTTCATCATCTAAAGACATCATTTCTTCTAAAGGTTTGGAAAAGAATTCTTGGATTTGTTTTAAGTCTTCCATTATGATTTATTGTAATTTATTTTATAAATTGAACGTCTGGTATAACCTTTATCGTAAACAGCATTTCTAATAGCACTATCTAGCTTATCACCTTTTAGAGAAGAATCTACTTTAACTTCAACATCTTCAGAATAATCAGGCCCACCTTCATCAGCTGCTAAAACAACTTTTACTTTGTAAGTTGCCATTTCTTCATTTAGATTTTCCTTTACTTTATATAAAATTTTATGACCGTCAATCTCTAGTTTACCATCTTTATGAAGCTTATCCATATCAGCTTTAGATAGGTTTAAAGTAGTTCCTTCACCTTCTTCCATCATTGAGGGTTTAGGTAAAAAGTCAAAGTCAATGCTTTCTAACTTACGGATAATTGTGCTTTTATATCTATTCAAATACTCAGCCACACCATCAAAATCTTCTAGTTCATCATAGAACACATCAAAGATTCGTTCGTTTTTAGATTTTTCTTCGTTTAGGTTAGCTTCTTGAAGGTATTGCTTTTTAAACCATTTGCTAGTATCGAAGTCAGACATAATTTAATTTTAGTTATAAATATGGGTTATTTCTTAAGAGATTGCAAATACTCTATAACTTCTGCAGTTGACTGTTTAGCAAGATCTTTATTTATACCACCTTTCCAGTTCTCAACTTCACCAGCTTCGCTGACAAAACCCTGATTAGATTCGGTAAGCATATTTTCTACCCATATTTGATAATCTTTAACAAAATTATCTATGTCATTGTTATGGATTTCTTTTTCATAATCTTCCCATAACCCTTTCATTTTGAGTTCGTGTTCAAATTCAATCAAACAATCATAACATTTACGATGGTTATTCCAGAATAACTTATCGTGTTTATGGTTCATTATCTTTTTACAAGAAGGACAAAACATAGGCATCATAATTTCTTTTGCCTTATCTAGTTTAGTTACGTTTTGTTTGATACCATCTTTAATAGTCCATTCACGACCATTTTCAGTCCAAACGTCTCCTTCTTTATGGAATTGTTGTTGTTTGGTATAACCTACACCTTCGGTAGTACGTTCGCCAGCCTTTCCAGACATAATATTACGCAAACGTTTTACGTCTTGTTTTTTAAATTCTTTTTTTAGAACGTTGTCTTGACTCATAAACCTAATTTATCTAATTCTGTGTTAACTTGGTCAGCTGATTTGTATAGAATACCTATACCACCAGCATCTCTCCATTGTTGTATATTATCTTCCCTATCATCAATTAAAATATGATTAGGGTCAGCAAATTTTCTTTTATTAAAAGAACGAGCTAAATATAATTTAGTATTTGGGGTTTTATCTCGTCTCCATAAACGTTTTCCAATTTTAGAGACTTCACTACGTGAGGGAGAAGATAATAGAAAATGGTCGTGTTGAGCTGCTCTATTGTAAAGTGCTTCACCACCCGGCATCCATTTCATACCGCGCCAAAAACCTACTCCGGCATCATCAATTTTTTCCCAAAATTCTTCTGTAGAGTACTTTGATTCAAATTCACGAGGCATCATCCCAGTTAAATCTTTAAATTGTTGATCAAAATCAACTAGTACTCCATCCATATCTAGAAAGATCCTATAGTCCATAACCTTTTCTTCATTTTCGAACAATGGTAAAGATAATGCCTTTCTTCTGCTTCTCCAAAGATCTAATATATCTTCTCTTTCTTGTTGTGAAATAGGTTGGGTATCTAGATAATCATCTATTACTTCAATAAAAGGACGTTTTGATTTTTTAGCTTTAAAATATAAACCTTGTAACATAGCATCTACTTCTTTTTCTAATTTAAAGTATTCTGCTTTGGGTAATACATCAGAATCAATCATTTTTCTGATGAGTTGATCATCTTCCATTTGTTTACCCGGTTTTATATTTGCACCATCTTGAGTCAAATGTTCTAACTCATGTCGTATAACATCTTTAAGATCAAATGAAACTTCTTGAAAATCTATATTTTTAGGAATTTTAAATCTTACATTTAGTAATGGGATAATTTCTTCTCCTTCGTCATCAAACCCCGCATTAGCTCCACCATCTACTTTATATTCATCTTCTGTATACTCTGCCTGTATATTAAAATCAAATTCAAAATCATTTGAGAAAATATCTTCATCATCTGGTCCTACTGAGAATTCCAGGTCTACTACTTTTCTACCTATATCATACCCATCTTTTATTGTTTCAAAAGCAATTTTAGAGAGTTGATTAACTAGTTTATCGTAGCGACCTTCAGTTAAAATTTCTTCTTCTAAACCCATAGATAATTCACGAGAAAAAGCATTTAAACCAAATGGGTCTTTTACTTTACCACTTGGATTATTTGACTTTTTGTAGTCATCCATATTTTTATCAGATACTTTTTGTCCGTCTTCATCTAGTTCTGTTTTATTTAAACTATCAGTCCAATTTCTAAACGTCATTGTACCATTTAAATTAGCTTCAGCCTCAATATCATTTAAACGATCATCCTCTTGGGTATTTGTTGTAGTGATATTACCTAACCTGCCCTCTAGATTTTGGATATGGTGGATCATTTCATGAGCATAAGATCGTACAACATCTTTAGGATGACGTCCGTGAGTATATAAAACAATATGCTTTTGGTGAGGATCATAATACGCAGTTTTACCAAAGAAATCTTCAGCATTTGTAGTATCATCTTCTATAATTTCTAAAGTAGGTAATGGTTCTACATTCATACCATTATCTATCATGTAAAGAGTTAATTCGCCAATTTTAGGTAAAATATCGATTTTACCCTTCATTGTATTTTCCGTTACTGATAAACGTGGTGAAGATTTATTAGTTCTGAATTCAGGTTCAGATTTGTCTTTACGTTTGAATGCTGTTTTAAACACTAAATCTTTTAGGTAATCATCTCCATACCCAGTGTTAACCGCTGCAATGTCTACTAGGCGTGATAGATGTGACATTACAATGTTTTGATCTTTATCTAGAAAATCAAGTTCATTCGGGTATTTATCTATAATTTTATTTGCTAACTCTATAATGTCTTCTTCGGTTAGACCTCGTTCTATTACTCTTTCTTTAAAATGAGTAGTAAAAGCAACATCAATATCTAACTCAATAAACATATTATCTAGTTGTTTTTCTAGAGCTTTAAAATTAATATCTTCGTTTACATGAGTTGTAGACTTTAAAGTTTTAGCTAATTGTAAGGCCTTATAGTACTTTTGGTTTTTATCTCCTAATTGTACTCCTTTTTTATCCTTATCTTTATCCATTTTCTTTAGACGAGCAAGTTCCTTGTTAATTTTATACATTGGAATTTTTTCATCTTTAGGGATATTAAGTCTTTTTCTAACAGTACCCTGTTTTAATTTACCTGTTTTTTTACCCTTAGCAGAATACTTTTCAATTGTATCTCCTTCTTTAACCTCATTATATCCTGAACCAAATGGGGCTGCTTTACCTTTATGTTTGGCTTGGGCTTTAGGGTCTATATTTTCTTTCTTTTGTTTTTTTAGGCGTTGTGTTTTTGCTTTAGATGCCTCTTTTCTTTCCTCGGCATAATCTAAAGCTGTTTTTAAACGTCTTTTAACATCAGGATCTTTTGCTCTATTGTATGCTGCTCTTACTCTTTGATGAATAAGATTAATGATTTGGGATTGGCGAGCGTGTGATTTAGCTTTAAATGATTTTTTATTTAAAGTATCTACAATATCTTGTCTTGAAGAGAATTTAACACCTACTGTATCCTTTGGGTCTTCATCTGTGTAAAGTCTACGGCTACTACCTTTAGGTTTTTTACCTGTACCTTTTTTAGGATCTTTACCTTCAGTTACAGCGGGTCTTAAGATATTAAATATTTCTTCTTTTTCTTCTACTTGAGTAGGAATAAATTTAAAAAATGTTTTTTGGTCTCCATCTCGTAGTGCTTTACGAGCATTAGTACCACTCATACCTTTATTAGAAGTTTTAATTATTTTAACTTCAACATTATTGTATTTGTCTTCTTTTTTATCAATAGCGGCTGTACGTTTAGTTATATCTGATAAATCTTCTTCGTTGCCCTCTCTAGCCCCTAGAATCCAATATATTTTATCTTCAGGATTATCTGAAGCATAACTATAAACAGCACCAACTGGAGGTTTTTTAGAAGGTTGAACTTCTACCTTCATAGGTAAATAGTTCTGGTAGATTTCCCATACTAAGATAGATTCTGTTTGTTCAATACCATCTCTTGTACCACCCCCTACTAATACTATTAGTTTATCTATTTCAGGATATTGTTTTAAGGTTTCTTCTACAACTTGGAAATGACCAGCAGTAGGTGGTTTAAACCCACCAGCATATAAAGCTACTACTTCTTTTTTTTCTTCACCGAGAATACCTTCTACTAAGAATTTAGTTAATTGATTCATTATAGGAATGAGATGATTTTAGATTGTGCTTCTTCTTTAGATACTGAAGAGTTTATAATGTTTTGTACTTCACCCGAATCTAGGAATGATTGAACTTCAGCATTTAATTTATCTGCTTGTTGTTTCTTTTTAGCTAATTCTTTATCAGTTTTAGGTTTACCATCTTTTACTTTAAATGGCTCCATATATGTTTGTAGAATTTTTTCTACATCTTGCATGGTTTCATCATCACCAGTATTGGCTACAGAAACGAATTTATCACCAAACATATCTTGGTATGTTTTAAAGTTTTTAGCTACTTGGATCCATGTTCTATAAACAGCCCCAGGCATTAAACTTCTATCTTCACCACCTGATTTCTCAAAGCGGTCTTGATTACGTTTTAGTGATGTCTCTAGATGAGTATAAACGTATAACATCATTACATCGTATCCTGCCTCTTTTAATTGGTCAACAAGTAGTTGAGTTTGTTTAGCGGAAGCTGCAGTTCCATCTAGAATAAATGAATCTTTATTAGCTATAGTTTGTGGGATTTGTTCTCCTTTAAGTTTTTTAGTTGCTGCAGCCATTGCTTTCATAAAAGCACTTCTATTTTCAGCATCTGTATCTTTTTGGTTTAATGAAAAACCTTCTTCCTTAGATAAAGCTAAAATAGTATCATCTAAGTTTAGGATTTTAAGACCAGATAAATCTAAATCTTTTAGGATAGAGCCTTTACCCGCACCAGGGGCTCCAGCGAGAATAATGGCCTTTGGATTACCTTCAACCTCATTTAATAATCTAATTAATGAAATCATTTAACGCGCGTTTTGTAATAAATATTACAGCTTTCTCTTGGCTTGCGTTCTGAATTCAGTAAATACTGGTTTATGTTTTGGGTTCTCTAGATCAAATAATTTTTTAACTGTAAGGAAAATATCTAGGTTTTCTTCTTGGCTACGTGTTGATTCATACATTTCCCAACCTTTACCTTGCATTTTACCTTTAGCAGCCTTTCTTTTGTTTGATTTTAACCACAAAACACCATATCGATCTGCTTTTTTACCATAACATTCTTCGTAACATTTACCATAAACCGCAGTTTGCAAATCGTATGTAGTTTGAAGATGGTTAGATGTTTTTAAATCTACAATCCACAATTCGCCATCAATCTCTAAAACTAAATCACAAGTACCTGCTACTTTTAACTCATCCGAAAATAAATGTACCTCTGTTTCGATTAATGTTGGGTTATATTCTTCCCAAAAATCTACAAATCTAAGGAACATTTGCCAAACATCTGGGTGGTATTGTGGGCGACCATGTTTATCTAGAAATTGTAATTCTTCACCTAATAAAAATGCCTCACACATCTCGTGTACCTGGGTACCTTGTTCTGCTGCTTTTCTTACAATGTGGTCTGCAGAATAACCTACTTTCTTTAACCAATCCTCAAAATACTTGCCCTTAGGATAAGTACCTAAAACATAAGTTATAGATGGGTAATACTCTCCGTTACGTCTATAGTAACGTGAGTCTGGCATAGTAATTTGTTTTGCGTCTTTAGAAATCTCTAGGATTCTATTATAAGAGCGTTTTACATTTCGTTTACTCATATCATTTGGAATTTCAGAGACATTAGATCATAACCTGAAATAGGTGTTGTTTCTTGGATTAATTTTGTTATTTGACTAAAACCCATTTCGGATGGATCTTTTTCTTGCATATTTACTAAATACACTTCTTT